ATTTTCTTTTTATGCGTGCAAAAATAGAGATTTTATGATTTATGTTGAATTTGCTTTAATAAAAGGCTTTTGCGTAGGTGTTACAATAGATGAAATTGAAGAAATTGAAACTATTGAGCTGCGTATGTTTTTTTTAATTGTTTACATAGGAATAATATTTGACAATGGGTAAAGGTAGGCCACCAAAGCCGACAGCTTTGAAGAGAATGGCTGGCACAGATCAGCCTTGTAGAGTTAATGAGAATGAAATGCAAGTTAGTAGGCTTGCTAATATTCCTGATGCTCCTATGCCATTAAGTGAATACGGACAGCGCGAGTATGAAATAGTTTGCACAGAGTTACACAGCAAGAGAATGCTGCATTTAGTAGATTTATCTTTAGTTACTGCTTACGCTAACGAGATGGGCTTGTATGTAGAAATGGAACAGAAGTTAAAAACTATAGGCCGCATTGATGAGTTTTTTAATGAGGATGGTGCGTTAACTAAAAGACAAGCAAAGCCTGAGCAGAGAATAGCAAATGATGCCCTAGCTAAAGCATTAAAAATAGCTTGTCAGTTTGGGCTAACACCATCAGCTAGAACAAGAATAAACGCTCCTGAGATTGTAGATAATACTTTTAAATTATGATTAAAGTTAATTCCATAAGTGGAGGCAAAACATCAGCCTACATAGCAGCTAACTATAAAGCAGACTATAATATTTTTGCTTTAGTTAGAACAAACGACAAAAAATGTATTTACCCTAATGCTAAAATTAGACAAATAGTAAGCGATAAAATAGGCTGTGAGTTTATTGGTACGCTAGAAATGGATGATATAATACACACTATTTTAGATTTAGAGCAATATATAGGGCAAGAAATTACTTGGCTTACAGGTAAAACATTTGATGAAATAATTCAGCGAAAAGATAAAATATATCTACCTAACAAAACACAGCGTTTTTGTACTATAGAAATGAAACTAAAGCCTATTATGAATTGGTGGTATAGTAAAGTAAATGAGCCTGTTGAAATGAGGATCGGATATAGAGCTAACGAAATGAGGCGAGCCAAAAACATGATTGCAAAGTTAGATGATGGTATGCAAACAGATAAATTTATTATTGGTAAGCATAAAGATGGGCGCAATAAATGGCAAAGTATAAGCTGGCGAAAGCCTGTATTTCCATTAATAAAAGATAATATTTACAAAGATACTATTGAGAATTATTGGCAAAGTAAGCCTGTAAGATTTGCAACATTAAATAATTGTGTTGGCTGTTTTCATAGAAGCCCAATCTTGCTAAAAAAAATGAGCGAAACAAACGAAAAGCAGTTTAATTGGTTTATGAATATTGAAACAGACAAAGCACGATTTAAAACAGGACTAACATATAAACAAATAAAAGAAACTAAGCTACAGAGTGAAATTAGTTTTAATGATTTTACTGAGTGCGATAGTGGATATTGTGGCTTATGAGTAAATACTATTTTGATGAGGAAACAGCTAACAAGGCTGTTAAGTTTATAGAAACACATTTAACACATACAAAAGGCGAGCTAGCAAAAAAGCCTTTTATACTCCAGGAATATCAAAAAGAACAAATTATAAAACAGCTTTTCGGTTGGAAAAATAAAGAAGATGATAGTAGAAAATACAGAACTGCTTTTATATTTTTACCTAGAAAAAATGGTAAAAGTACTCTAGCAGCTGCAATTATTTTAACATTGTTGTACTTAGATAATGAGTATGGTGCAGAATACTACAGCGCAGCAAATGATAAAGAACAAGCTAAGATTGTCTATAGTGTAGTGGCTGACATGGTGCGAAACAATCCAAAGTTAGAAAGCTATGTTGAAATATTTAAAAATAGTATAGTTTACAATGCACAAGGATCATTTTACAAAGCCATAAGTAGAGAAACAAGTACTAAACATGGTTTTAATACAAGCGCTTTTATCTATGATGAGCTACATGGTATGCGTGATGATGGTACTGAGAATCTTTGGCAAGTATTAGAAACATCTACAGGCGCAAGAAAAAGCCCTTTATCTATAGCAATTACTACTGCTGGTTTTGATAAATTTAGTGCTTGCTATAAAATGTATGACTATGCAAAGCGTGTAAAAGATGGCAGTATAATAGATGAGCAGTTTTTGCCTGTCATATTTGAGGCAGATGAAGATGATAAAATTGACAATCCTAAAACATGGGAAAAAGCCAATCCTGGCTTAGATGTATCTTTAAAGCGTTCATATATGGAGCGTGAAGTTAAAAAGGCATTAACACAGCCTAGCTATGAAAATGTATTTAGGCGTTTGCATCTTAATCAATGGACTAGCTCAGAGAGTAGGTGGATCAATGATGCTGATATAATAGCTTGTAATGAAACTATAAGCGATGAAGTTTTATTAAATAATGCTTGTTATGGTGGCTTAGATTTAGCGAGTGTTAGAGATTTAACTAGCTTAGTTTTAGCTTGGCGAATAGGTGAAAAAATAATATTTAAACACTGGACTTTTATACCTGAAGATAAATTTGAGGGTAGAACAGGGGGTAAAGATGGCGTTAATTACAATCAATTTGCTGACTATTTAGAAATAACGCCAGGTAATGTTACTGATTACAACTATGTAAAAGCTAAAATATTTGAAGTTTGTGAGAAATATAAGGTGCAAAGTATTGCATTTGATAGGTGGAATAGTAGCCAATTAGTGATAGAATGTATTGAGGAGGGGCTTAAAATGAGTGCTTTTGGTATGGGCTATAAATCTTTATCACCTGCTGCAAAAGAGATAGAAAGCAAAGTAATGACAGGCGATTTTATTTATTTTAATGATCCTGTTATAAGATGGCAGTTTGGTAATGTGCAACTTGAGACTGATCCAGCAGGAAATATTAAACCAAACAAGGCAAAAAGCTCTGATAAAATAGATACAATTATGGCAATGTGTATGGCAGTAGGTGAGGAAATGTACAGCGAAGCGCCTGTAGTAAGTAAATACAAGCGAGATAATAAAGGTTTTTTTACCATTTAAGCTATTGATTTATAGTAAAAATTTCCGTAAATTGCAAAAAAATTATATTTAATGGGGTTTTTTGATAGATTCAGAGCTAAAAAAACAGCACCTGAAAAGCGTAATTTTATAGATTATGCTTTAGGTTTTACAGGTAAAAATGTTTTAGTAAATGCAGAAAATAGTTTAACCTTTAGCGCTGTATATGCAGCTGTCAGAGTTATTAGCGAAACTATAAGCCAACTACCATTTTGCTTATATAAAGTTACAGATAACGGCAGAGAAAAATTTTATGAAAACCCTTTGTATACATTGGCTAATAGTGAGCCAAACGCAATACAAACTAAATATATATTTTTTGAAACTTTTATAAATACTCTTTTATTGTATGGTAACGCTTATGCACACATACAAAGAAATCAAAGAGGCTTACCTATAGCTTTACATCTTATACATCCTGACGATGTAAAAGTACATTTTAAAGATAATAATTTAATTTATGAAGTAAAAGAGCAGGGTAATTATGACAGCTCTGATATAATTCATATACCTGACATGGCTTTAGATGGTATTGTAGGGCAAAGTAGAATAAAAGCAGCTAAAGATAATATAGCTTTAGGTATAGCAGCACAAACATACGGAAAAGAATTTTTTGAAAGTGGTGCAAAGGTAGGAGGTGTTTTACATCATCCAGGACAATTAGGCGCTGATGCTATGAAATCATTAAGCGAACAATGGCACAGAACTTATCATAGTGGTTATGGTGGATCATTTAAGACAGCTGTATTAGAGGAGGGAATGACATATAAGCCAATACAACTTAGGCCTGATGAAGCTCAATTTTTGGCAACTCGTAAATTTAGTATTTTAGAAATAGCTCGTATTTTTAGAGTGCCACCACATCTATTAGCAGATTTAGATAGAGCTACATTTAGCAATATAGAACATCAAGCTTTAGAATATTTAAACTTTTGTATTACACCTATGCTTAAAAAAATTGAGCAAGAATTTAATAAAAAGTTATTATTTGAAAACGAAAAAGGCACATCTTATTTTGAGTTTAACACTACTGCATTATTAAGAGGTGATAGCAAAGCTAGAGCTGAGTATTATGCAAAGTTATTTAGTATAGGTGCTATAAGTCCAAACGAGATAAGAAGAAAAGAAAACATGAATGATACAACGGATGGAAATAAGTATTATGTGCCTATGAATATGTTAGCAACAAACGAAAAGCAAAGCGATGAGTAAAGATTTAGAAATTAGACAATTTGACTGCTCAGAACTTAGAGCAGAAAGAACTGAAACAGGTGACACTATTGTTAGAGGTTACGCTGCTGTATTTAACCAACTAAGCGAGGACTTAGGAGGCTTTAAAGAAAAGATTAATAATAGAGCGTTTGATAAAGTACTAAACAATGATGTAGTGGCTTTGTTAAACCATGATAATAATATTGTATTTGGTAGAACAAGCTCAGGCACATTAAAGTTGTCTGTAGATGAAAGAGGTTTAGTATCTGAAATAAAAATGCCAAACACACAAGCTGCAAAAGACACTATTGAACTTATGGAAAGAGGTGATATTTCTAAAATGAGTTTTGGGTTTTATGTAGATAAAGATAAATGGGTTGAAGATAGCACAGGGTTTGTTAGAGAAGTCAAGGAGGTAAAAAGGCTGGTTGATGTCAGCCTAGTTACTAGGCCAGCTTATCCACAAACAAGTGCAGCAGTCAGGTCTTTAGACCATCATAAACAATTAAATACTGACAATGTAAAAACTCGAAAGAGTAAGTTAAAACTATTAAAATTAAAAAAGTGAACAAAACTTTAAAGCAACTAAGAGAGGAGCGACAAGTTTCATTAGATGAAATGACAGCTCTTATTAATGTAGCTGAGGCCGAAGATCGCAATCTTACAGAAGATGAGCAAACTGCCTTTGACGCTACTGAGAAAAATGTAAATGACTTAGCATCTCGTATTGATCGCCTAGAGCGCTCTTTAGAGTTAGCTAAAAACAATCCTGTATCTTTTAAGACGCAAGATGTAGCTAAAACTGACAAAGACTTAAAAAGATTTTCTTTTGGTGCAGTAGCTAAAGCAGCCTATACAGGTGTGGTTGATGGAATCGTTAAGGAAATGGATGCTGAAGCTCGTAATGAAGCACCAGGCCAAATGTTTAGAGGTGTAGCTGTACCAGCTATTGCATTACAAACTCGTGATGCTCTAGGTGAGCAAGCAGGTGTAGAAGTAGCGTCTTTTATCGACCAACTACAATCTAACTCAGTACTTGTTCAAGCAGGTGCTAATTTTTACTCAGGTTTAACTGCTGATAGAAAATTTCCTATTGTTTCATCTGTAAGTGCATCTTTTGTTGGTGAAAACTTAGATGGCGCTACAACTGTAGCTGAATCAGGCTCTTTCTCAACTGTAACATTAGAGCCTAACAAATTGATTTCCGTTGTTGGAATGAGTGCTGAATTAATGGCACAAAATCCAGGTGTAGAGGCTGCTCTACAGCGTAACATGGCGCAAGCTATTACTGCTCAATGGGAAGCAAACTTGTTAGCTGCTGCTAACCAAACAGCTGGAGGCCCAGCGTCTATTTTTGCAGAGGGAACAGAGTATGCATCAGGTACGGATGACATAGCTATAGCTGACATTTTAGGC